TCAACTTCACCTTTGCTTAGTTGAACTGCATAGTTAGCAAGTTCTTTCTCGCTTAAGTAGCCTAGGCCATTAGCCTTGACTATTGACCTCAATGAATCAATCTGATTTATAACTGAGGTAGGCAGGGTCTTTGGGTCGCCAATATTAACCTTGGCCCATAGGTAGTTCTTAGCAAAAGAGTTAGCATCAAAAGCGCTACCACTGACAATTGTTTCTTCTGTGCCATCTGGACGAACTACAACTTTGGTCTGCTTACCGCTAGCCTTTGCGGCCTCTGTTAACTTCTCGTAAAAGTCAGCAAGGTCTTGTTCTCCGAATTGGGCAAATGGTCCTTGTGAAAAACCAATTGCTTTTGCAGCCTGACTTAGGATTGCGTCTGAAGCAAACTTGTCATAGTCCGTATAGGTAATCTTTGTATCACTGGTCTGAGGAGCATTCTTTAATTGAACCTCCAAGATATCCCAAGGGGTCTGCTTCTTACCCTCTTTGTAAGAGGCTACTGCAGCATCTATGAGGGTATTGAATACAGTCTTACGGGCTGCGTCGGTTGGTTGACGATTCTGAACAGCAATAACATATTCAGCAAGTATTCGTTGAGCAGATTTAGATAGAGTAGAAAAAGTTTTCTTAATAATCGCAGAATCTTTTTTGACCAAGTTGCCATTTTTATCTGGCATCCAGATGTAGTTAATAACTTTTCCTGAGCCTTTGGCAGGAAAGTTAATCGTACTAGAGGGTGACGGAATATCCCCTGCTTCTCTATATCTACTCATTACCTACCTCTTTAAGTTGGTCTTTCAAGAAATATCTGTCAAATATGTCTGCAAGATTTGGGTCAAGCAAGTCAATTACTGACTCGACATATTCAGTCCAAGCATCTTTTACTGCTGTCTTATATCCATCTGGAGCATCCTTCAGAAGTTTGGCATAGTCATCACGATACTTCATCATTGCTTTGGCGTGAACCCAGAACTGACTATTGCCGTGCTTAGCCATAAACTTTTCGTCTTTTAATATCTGAGTTAAACCCCAGGCGTAAGTGTAGGAACTGTCTTCTCTTATGCCACGCTTGTAAGTTCTCCCCCAGGCTGGGCTATAATCAGATAGTTCTTTTGCATACTGCTGAAGCGCCTCGCGCAATACCTCAACAGAGGCATAACTCGCATAGCCTTTTTCTTTAGCCATTTTATTGAGTTGGTCTTTGTAATTTGAATAAGCACCCCATACTCGACCAATCTCAATATCATTTTCAACATCTTTAATTGTGTTAAGTGGAAGATTTAATGTGGTTCCATCGGGAAGTTTTGTTCCTGGCTTGTTTAAGATTCGACTAATGTTAGGGTCAGAAGCGGTACCAATTAAATCTGCGGTCATAAGACCGATTAGGTTTTTATCTTCCTCGCCTAATTTGTTAGCAAGACCACGATTCTCTTCCCAGATTCGGCTATAGCCTTCAGGGGTAGCAACAGAATATGTTGCTTTTGGTCTTAACTTAGCGCCGAAGTAAAGACGTTCTTTATCAAATGGTTTTGTTGCCCCGAGTACACCTGCGTGAGAATTTAAATCATTCTCTGCTGCGCCTGATGCTATTTCGTCGCTTAACCCCAGAGCCTTATATTTTTCATATGCAGCACGGTAGTAAGTAGAAAATATACTATCAGGACGCATATCGATTACGGCAGGGCTACCTAAAGGTGAACCAAACTGCCACAAGAACTTTTCTCTAAACTTCTTGCCAGCATTCTTTTTGACAATCGCCTCAGTTGGTTCCTTGCCAATACCCATTTCATAAAGAGCCATCTGGTAGTTCCACTCAGACGCGTAGGTAGTCAACCATTCTCTATCGCCTTCATCGCCTGTAAGCCACATAAGCGCATTTCTTCCCCAGGCTGGAGTAAAGGTTCTAATTGCTGCATCACCTAAGTCGGGATTAACTCCATATGGAAATAGTTCTTCATATGAATAACCTGGAATTTTTCCAAAAGTTTTATCAATTGCTTCCCTGACAAGTGTGCTGGCATTAGGCTTAAAACTTACAATGCTGCCAACAACTAATGGGATTGAGTAGGCAGGGCCTGCAAAGTTAGCAAGAAAATTTATTGCTCTACTTCCAACCATAATTTCACGACCAAGTAACTCTTTAGTTCCTGGAACTATTATGTGTGAAGCATCTAAAACATCTTCAACTGGATTTCCATATTCATCTACACCAAAAGAATTATAGGTTCCATAATATGAGTTCAAGAATCCTGCCATACGCTGTGGCGCTTTTGCAAAGAATCTACTATAACGGTATAAACCACTTACTGATGCAGCGGGGAACGATAGAATTGTTCTCGCGGCAAAGATTGCTCGATTCTGGCGACGTACTGAGTAGAATGTTTTTTCAGCCTCTTGAACCATTTCGATTGCAGCAGCCCTGCGAACTGAATTGACAGTTCCTGTGGTTACTTCATAACCTTGAGTAGCGAGAGATTCAACCTTATTAATCGTGCGGTTGCGGAGTTCTACTGTACCCCAAGCCCAACGAATAGCGTTTTCGGGTGCACCCATCTTGGCCCAAACTGCGCTAGTTGCTTTGTCAATAGCATCCATAAATTCTTTGTTTTGATTTATGGCAGTTGAATATTGATTATCCAACGGATTGATGGGGGTCAATCTTTCTAACTTATCGCCAAGTAGTTGAGCAAGTTGATTGCCGCGAACTTCTCCAGATAAAGCAGCAGCCTTAACTTGAAGTGTTGGTAGATAGCGATTGACATATGCAATTTGGTCATCAATCATATCTGTGATTTCGCTAGCATCACGTCCAAATTCTTCGGCGTAGGATTTTCCTCCACGCTTTAATCCCCAAGTTGCAATGATTTCGTTACGAGTGCGACCAGAAAGAATCTGGTCAATAAGCACATCACCGCGCATATAATTATTGACTACATATGCTAATTCGTCAAAATACAATGGGTCATAAACTGGAGTAATTCGGTCAGCAGTCTTACGACCAAGCATATCTACTCGACTAGCAAAAGATTTATCTCCAAGAAGTTCAATCTCACGTGTATGACGATTAGAGATTTCAGCCTTGTAAGAAGTACCAAGATGTCTTTCATCTTCTAGGCGAGGGATAGGAACAGTTTGTCCATTACTTAAGACATAACCTTGTTCTTCTTGGCGACCCTTGCGACGAATGCGGCGGTTGTCAGCAACCGACCATTCATCTGCTAGAGCCTTACGAGAAGGCCCCATCTCGACAAGAATCTTATCAATATCGTCGTAAGCCTTCTTGACATTAACGTTAAGTTTGTTTAAGTCAGGGGCAAGAGTGTTGATATCTCCTGCAGCCTTTGTAATAGCCAACTCTGCAGCACGAATATCAGATGCGTACTTAGGGTCGTTTACTGACTTAAGATACTGCACTCGGCGTACTAAGCCATAAAGACTAGGAACCTCTTCGCGTACCGTGTTGTATTCATCAGCGCGGTCACGAGCCCTCTTTTCAAGATTAGCAAGTAAACGCTCTGCGGCACGTAAATTATTTTTAACAATTTCTAGGTTGTCTGCTCTTGTTACTGGCGAACGCTTTGCGGTGTCAACAAAAAAATCAACCCATTCAGATACTGCATAGTCAGCAATATCAATAGCCTTTTCAATCTGTTGAGTATATTGTCTGTACTCTTCTTTGAGGGCTTTTTTGCGGGCGTTGCTTTTGATGTTGGCCTTATTTACTGCACCAAAAAATCTTTGTTCATTATTAAATAGGCTGTTCTTTACAAGAGTCTCTGCGCTGTCAGCAATAAATTGAGAACCTTGTGACATAAATGCAGCGTTCAATGGTTCAAAAATTGAGTTCTTTGGAATGTAAGCAGGTCTTGCTAGGGCTGCAAAAGAAAATATCTTGTTACCAAACTCAAATGTTTCTCCACCAATTTGCGTAAAAGTATTATTTCTAGGGTCAATCATACCCTTTACTCTTGCTACTTCACGAACAATCTTTCCTACTGGAATCAATGGGGTAGAATTAGCCAACTGGCGTTGAGTTTGAGGATTTACAATAACTCTATAACCATTTGGGTCCATAGCGTATGAATCACGAGCCAAGTCATCGTGATAACTTTTTACGCTCGTAGTCATTTCTTTTACAAATGCACTAGCCTGAACACGACTTAGGCCCATAGTTGCAAGAGTATCAATAGCAATGTCGTTGCTCATTCTCTCGAAAAATGCCGCTCTTGCTCCATCGGTCTTTTGTTGCAAGGCCTCATCAATAATATTACGACGATACTGGGCTGCGGTCACCTTAGTTCCGTCAGCAAGATTTACCGTATTTGTACCGCGACGGAATAATTTAATATCATCTAAGTAAGCATTAATTTCTTCAATAGAATCTGCTGGGCGAAGACCTGAATGACTGATAATGCCGCGAGGTAATTTACTGCCCGTAAAATGAATTAGGGCTGTGGCTGCGCCACCTCTACGACCACTACCAATAAGGCGTTGAACAACTCCACCAACATTACTATAGTCACGAACTTCAGTAGCAGCAGCAAATTTCTGTTTTGTTTCACGAAGTTTTGCTACTGCGCTACGAGCAATAGGTATATCGGTTAAAGGAATTACTGGTTCAATTGGCTTGTATCTGGTGCCAAGCATAAGTGGTTCAGGTAAAAATTGATTAGTTGAGATATCAAACTGGTCACGCATAAACGCATCGAATATATCTCTAGTATCAGGATTCTTAGCAATAGCATCATCAAACGCTGCGCTCCAGCGTTCCTTTGCCTGTTGATTATAAGAACGATATGCACCAGTCTTAATAAAATCTGCAGCAATTTCGGTGCCAGCGTCAGATAAGTACCATAAATCATCTGATTTACGAGCGTCAATTAAACGCTGTACTGCTGGTGCGTAGCCCTTATCAGCAAGAAGAAGGTCACGGACAAAGTTAGGGTCTTCAGTTTCTTTAATTAACTTTGGTAATTTTGGATTATTTGTATGAGGTTTTAAAATATTTGTGATAAGAGTAATGTCTTTTGTGTTAGCAAGATTAACTATATCAGTACCAAATGAAGTTGTTGTTCTGCCAGAAATTTGGTCATCTGCTAATTTTTCTAATTTAGAAATAGCATTTACATCATAAACATTAATCTTGTTGCTTAGACCAGAAAGATTTGCAACTCCTCTAAGCACAGAAACAGAGCGGTTGGCTGCGCCAACAATTGCTGCGTTACCTACGAGAAAATCTGTAAAACCAGTCATCCAACGACCTGTTGTATTATCAACAAAGTTGGCTTGAATATCTGCATCATTCCAAAGATTAACGCGGTCAATATCTATTCCGCCATCTTCTAAGATAGCATCAGATATACCTGTAATATGAAACGGGTTTAAATATGACTTTGTAAGGGCTACACCAAGGGAAACATCTTTGCTTCGCTCATATGCAGTTTGAATATCGCTAAGTTGAATTCCTTCACCATAAGCATCATCTTTAAACAAAGGACTTTCTGGGTCAGTTAATAGCGCTGCTGTTGATATTGGGCGCTTTATATAAGGACTAAGTACTTTTTCTTCTGCTTGTATTGCAATTTGTAACAATGGGTCAACAGGTACAGCAGCCTCTGCTGCAGTCTGGGCTGCATACTCAACCATACCGTCTTTAAGTAAAGCGTTAAGGTCGGTCCCTGACTCACGTGCTGCTTGAGAGGCACCTCGAGTTAGACCAATTTGGGCTCCAGCCTTAAGCGCTGTACCGCCAGGACCTGCTCCAGGTTGAATACCAAGAGCCTGAAATGGCGCGGTAACTCCTTTACCTAAAAGACCCGCTGCTTTACCCAGTGGTTGCAATACAGGTTGTGCTACATCTATAACTTCTTTAGCAGCACCTAAAACTCTTTTAGTATTTGATTCAAGATTTCTTTTGGCAATACTAAAAGGCGACAAAGTATCGACAACTTTTTGTGCTGCAGATTTATCGCCACCTAGAGCCTTTTTAAAATTATCCCAAAAAGCCATTTAGAACTCCAAATACTCTGGGTTAAAGTTAGAAGGTTCTCCGCCTTTAACATCTTGTCCTGTAATTTCTCTAATAAAATTATCTCTATCAGTTGGTGATTCCCAAGGAACCATTGACAACATAAAAGCAATACCAAAGTTTTCGTAACCTAATGAATTGCCAAACCTATCTAGGTGGTCAAAGAAAGTATTTTCCATCCATTGCATTACATTAACTCTCTCATAAGAGCATTAATCATTCTCTTGTATGAATCTGGTGCTCCAGGCATTCTTGCTGCACTAAGTAAGTCAGGCAAGTAACGCTTAACAAGTTCTACGTTTTCAATCTGACGACCATCTGGATTTAGGCTAGGTGGAAGAGCCTCGCTTCCTCGTCCAGAAAATCCGTCAACACCATCTGAAATAGGCTTGAACTCTATTGGCTCTGAATCAAGAGCATCAAGCGAACCTAAAAGTTCAGCAAGGCCCGCTCCACTAGGAACTTTTGATGCTGGATTAGCAGCATTCGCGGTTGTTGATACGTTGCCACCTTGAGTAATTTGTTGTGCCACAGCAGTATTTTCTCCTTGAGGAAGTCCAGACATACGAAGTTGTGCAGCCTTTTCTGTTTTCTTTGCTGCAAACTTTCCTGATTGACCATTGCCACCAGTAGCAGAAACGCTAGCAGGATTGTTTTGCTCTGCAGTAGGGCGATATCCTCCGCTTACCATTACTTCTCCTCTGGTGTATATGAATATTCTTCAGCGCTTTGCAGCATACCTTTGGCTAACCAAGGGTTCATATTGTCGCTAACATCTGTCATTAAATATCGAGTGCCTTCAAAATCCGACCACTCGCTTACCAATACCCAGCCAGTGCATATCTGGCTATCTGAATCCTCTAACTCTTCAGCAAGGATTCTCATTGCGTTATCTATAGCATTATTAAATTTTTTCATTTGTATTGAATCTCTTCGTAGAATGGAGGTGCTGAATAAGCACTTACCTTAGAGGCTATCTCCATTGCCTGCATAGGCTCTGCTCCTGCATATAGAGCACCTAAGGCAAAAGAGCCTCCGCTGCCTATGGCATACATATTGTCTTCGTTCTTCATTACCGATAGGTCTTCGTCTATGTCGAAAAGTTCTCCACCTACTGATATCAAGAACTGAAATCTTGTCCCATCTTTTTTATCTTCATCAAAATTATAACCATTATCAGTTAAGCATTTGCGTAAAGATGGCATCACCTTAGTAATCATAAAGCGATAAATATCTTTTTTGTCTTTTGTTGTAAACTGAGGTGGTATCCAAACGTTCTGGGCTATATCGCAAGGGGCTACTTCGCCTGCTCCTGCTATTAGTAACGCCCCGCGTGATGATATCTTCTTCATCACCTTATGGGCATATATACGACCAGTATCGTCGGTGACACGACTGTCAGCAACAATTACGCTGTGGTCGTCATATTCAATGCCGATAATTGTTGTCACGTGTCCCCTCCTAAATTATCTTCGCCGAATACTTCTTACGCTTGCGTTTGCTTCACCAGCCCCTGATATGCTTGAGAGAAGACTTAGAATATCTGGAGCAGCCTCAGCAGGTGGTAATTCTACTGGTGCTTCACTAGGAAGAGCGCCTTCTGCTGGAGCGCCTAAGGGAGCAGGGGACGGTTGCTCAACCATTTGTTCGGTAGCCCCAGCAGAAGGAACTTGTTCTGCAGGTGCGAAGGTTTCTTCAATCGCATCTTCAAGGGCTACGCCTTTCTGGCGAGCCTTAATCACTGCAGCAATCTTACGAACTACATCGCTAGCATCTCCGCCTTGTGTTGCCATAGCAGGAATTGCTTGAGTGTATGCAGTCAAAGAACCAAGCAATGCTTGACGCATATTCTCAACTTCAATCTTCTCTAGTTCTTGCGTGACGTTAACTGTGAATGGAAGTTCACGCATAGCAAGGTCTTTGGAGATAAGTCCTCCACCTAAAGCCTGTAGCATAAAGATAAGACCTTGGGCTGGATTTAAACCAGCAAGCATTCCATAACGAACATCTGCGCTGTAGTCGCCCTTAATGTCCTTGACTGGATTATAAGTAATTTCATATGGTGAACCAGAATCAACGCCACGGATTGTTTTAGAATCTGGGAAAATCTTCTCGTCTACTTCAAAACAAATCTGAATAACGTCACGAAGA